ACACCAGCAACACCAGCAACACCAACAACACCAACAACACCAACAACACCAGCAACATCAGCAACACCAGCAACACCAACAACACCAGCAACACATGCAACATCTAGCAAATGTATATGCAAAGCATTTAAAAAATGTGGTTCACCGTGTACATCACCTGCAAAGTTTGGTGATTTCTGTGGGCGTCATAATTCTAAAAAATAATCCTCATTTAATGATATGCCAGTTATAGCTTCTAGTTCATTAAGTGCAGTTGTAGGTAAAAATCCTTATCAAAACAGATTATCAAGTATTCTTTATCTTTTAAGAAAAGATAATTATATACAAAAAAATGTTACGGAAAAACAAAACGTGAATGAAAATTCACCTACAAATTTAGGTATTAAAAATGAACCATTAATATTAAAGCAATGGGCAAGTGAAAATAATTATGAGATTTCCAATACATGCACTTCAAAAATAAAACTTTTTGATATAAAACAAGAATGGTTATTATCTGGTAGACCGGATGCCATATTAACAAATGGTGATTTAGTTGAAATCAAATATAGAACATCTAATACAAATTTTAATTCAATACCTATTTATGATTGGATACAAGTACAATCATATTTACATATATTTAATACTAAAACGTGTCATTATGTTCAATCATTTGATGGCAATCTTAAATATGATATAATTGAAAAAGATGATGTTTATTGGTATAAACATTTAATTCCAAATGTTTTAGAGTATGCTGCTATATATGAATCATTATGTGATAATCCTACAGAGTTGCAAACATTTTTGTACTACGCAAGTTTAGAAACTTTTACTTAAAAAAATAAGTAGTATTATTATCAATGGAGAGTCAAACGTACAAGGCTTACAAGAATCAATGTCATCAGTTACAGAAAATTGGTAAACTTACACGAACTAAACAACAATTAGCTATGTATATGTTTTTATCAATGGCTGAACTTCAACCATTTCTATCTTTGAAAAAATAAAAATTATTTATAATGAATAAAAGGTTAGAAACATTTACAACACTTGCAACTGTTTGTCATATTTTATATTATTTTAAATTAGTAAATATACCTAATACATATTATTTAGCATTATTTGTGTTTATAGTTGGTCAAATACTAATACACAGAGATGTAATTGTAGGTCATGGTGATTTATTTGTGTTTATGAATAGTTGTATTATCCATATAATACCATTATTATATATACAAAAACCTAAAGATCCTACAAACAGTATTGTGTTTACTTTGATATTATTACTATCGTGGACGATGATAATAGGGTTAGAAAAAGCTCTTGATATATATATATTTAAAGGGATTACAAAGTATATTACTGAAAAATAAATGTGTAAACGTTTAAAGACTTGTTGTTATTATATACTATGGTAGAATGTGTTCAAGCAATTCAATTTGGGTTGATGGATTCGGATGAAATTAAAAGATTATCAGTTGTCCATGTAACTAATCATGACATGTATGATAAAGGTATACCAAAATCAAATGGGTTGAGTGATCTACGTATGGGTACTATTGATAGACAATATATTTGTCGTACATGTAATCAAAATGCTTTAAATTGCCCAGGACATTTTGGACACATTGAGTTAGCAACACCTGTTTATCATATTTTGTATTTAAAACAATTAGTAAAGTTGTTGCAATCGATATGTTTTAATTGTTATAAACCATTAGTGAATATTAAAGAAATATATAAAAGTAATAGTGTTCAATTTAAATATTCAACAGATTTATGCAAAAACAAATTAAAATGTGCGTTTTGTGATGAAACAAAATCTAAATTTGTTTGTGAAAAATATGAATTTTTTAATGGTGGAAAAAAGGTGTCAAATTCGCATCTTTATAATATAATATGTAAAATGGAAAATTTGCATTTATTTGGATTTAATACAATACATTCACATCCTAAAAACTTTTTTATTACAAATCTAATAGTTCCCCCACCTCATGTCAGACCTTCTATTACAATGGATGCTTCGTTGAGGAGTCAAGATGATCTTACACACAAACTAACTGAAATTATCAAAATAAATAATATTTTATTAAAAGAAAATTCTCCACAACAAATGTATGATCTTTTACAATATCATATAACAACATATATTGATAATGGTATACCAGGTATTGCTCAAGCAACTCAAAGAACAGGAAGACCTCTTAAAGCTATCTGTCAACGTTTAAAAACTAAAGAAGGAAGGATTCGTGGTAATCTTATGGGGAAACGTGTAAATTTTTCAGCCAGAACTGTTATTACTGCAGAACCAAATATAGATCTTGATGAACTTGGTGTTCCTTGGCAAATATCACAAAATCTAACTTATCCGGAAACAGTTACAAATTTTAATAAAGATATATTAGATCAATATGTAAAAAATGGTCCGAATCCTCCTCATTTACAAGTTGGAGCAAAATTTGTAATACAAGATTCAATAATTAAAGATCTTCGTTTTATAAAAAACATAGACCTTAAAATAGGGGATACAGTAGAACGACATTTAAAAGACGGTGACATAGTAATTTTTAATCGCCAACCATCTTTACATAAAATGAGTATGATGGGACATAAAATAAAAATTATGGACAATTCAACTTTTCGCATGAATTTATCTGCCACCAAGCCTTACAATGCTGATTTTGATGGTGATGAAATGAATATTTTTGTACCTCAAAACTCCATAACAAAAGCCGAGATATCAGAATTAATGATGGTTTCTAGTAATATTGTAAGTCCTCAAAGTAATAAACCTGTAATGGGTGTTTTACAAGATTCTTTACTTGGATCTTATATTCTTTCTTTTAAAGACTCGTTTGTTAATAAATGTTTACTTCACGACATTGCAACTTATCTTAAAATTGACATATCAAAAATACCTCCCCCATTTCTAATAAAACCCAAACATTTATGGTCTGGTAAACAATTAATACAGATGATTTTACCTCCCGACTTTAATTACAAACGTAAAAGTCCAGATGGTGACCTTTTAATCCTTAACGGTCATATCATTTCTGGAAATTTATGTAAAAAATCATTAGGTACTTCAGAATGTAGTATCATTCATTGTTTATGGTTGGATTATGGTCCAGATGTTGCAAAAACATTTCTTTCTGAAATTCAATATATTATAACTTTATGGTTACAACAACACAGCTTTTCCATTGGTATTATGGACATTATTACATCAAAATCTGTAGACACAAAAGTAAAAACTATTATAGACGATACTATTTGTAAAATCGACAATATTATTAATTTAGCTAAACATTCTTCATTTGATGTTTCAATTTACGAAACAAAAATTAATCATTCATTAAATAATGCAATGTCTTTGGCAGGTAGAGCAGTTCAATATGATTTAATAAAAAATAATATTGATCATACTGTGACTAGCGGTTCTAAAGGTAGTATAATAAATATATCCCAAATTATGGCTTGTGTAGGGCAACAGAATGTTAACGGTCAACGTATATCAATGGGTTATGATAACCGCGTTCTTCCTCATTTTTTACCTAACGATATTCGACCAGCTGCTAAAGGTTTTGTAAGTCAATCTTACAAAAAAGGTTTAAAACCCCACGAATTCTTTTATCACGCAATGGGAGGCCGCGAAGGTATTATCGACACTGCAGTAAAAACATCTGAAACTGGTTACATTCAACGCAGATTAGTTAAATCTATGGAAGATTTACGTATTGATTTTGATTTGTCTGTTCGAAACTCTGTTGGTGATATTATACAATTCAAATACGGTGATGATGGTTTTGATGCAACTTATTTAACTACCGAAACATTTAATTTCACTACTTCTGGTTTACAAAATTATACAAAACTTGAAATATCTAAAATTTATCCTTTACTATACAGTATACCTTTTCAATATACTTTTAGAACACCCGTTAATATCACTCGTTTATTAATGAATTATGGCAAATATTCAAAAATTTATGAATATTCTGAAGATACTTTTAATGAAATTATGGAAACATTTTTTAGTAAAACATCCGATTCAGTTTATTTTGTATTATTATTTCGTTACCACTTAAAATATAAAATGAAAATCACTTTGGATTCTTTGCAAACAATTTTAAATATTAGTACTAAACATTTTAAACGATCCATTATAACTCAGGGTGAAATGGTTGGAACTTTGGCAGCTCAATCACTTGGTGAACCCGTTACTCAATTAACTTTAAATACATTCCATTCAGCTGGCATTTCAGCAAAAAACGTGACTTTAGGTGTTCCTAGATTCAAAGAACTTATTAATATATCAAAAAATATAAAAAGTCCAAGTATGAAACTATATTTCCACAACCATACAGATTTAGAACAAACAGCATCATTATTGGAATATACAACTTTATCTATGTTGATCGATTCTTATAATATTCATGATTTAGACAATCATTCGTTTGATTGGTACTTTAATTTTCCAGATTTTATACCACCAAAATCACCTTTCTATATCGAATTCACATTCTCACCTATTAAATTACGTTCACGTCACATAAATACATTATACTTACCTTACATCTTTATGGACAATTTTGAAAACATTTACTCATTTATTTCTAACAATTCAATCTTTATCTTCTTCCATACTCCTATAACTTATGAAGAAACTCATCTTGCAATTAATAAATTACAACATTTCCGTTTGGAAGGTTTCCGTGAAATAAAACGTTCATTTATCATTAACGACCCTCCTTCTATAGAAACTGACGGTTCTTGTTTATCTGATTTATTGACAATACCTAACATTGATATTTATTCATGTATAACTAATAACATTTGTGAAATAAAAGATTTACTCGGTATAGAAGCTGCTCGTAATTGTCTCCTTAAAGAAATAAAACACGTCCTCGAATTCGATGGCACTTATATCAACAATAGACACTTTTTGACCTTGGTAGATACCATGACTTATCGGGGTAATCTTATGGCCGTAACTCGCCACGGCATTAATAAATCTAACGCAGGTCCTTTAATGAAATGCTCTTTCGAAGAAACTGTCGATGTACTTACCGACGCCGCTCAATTTGCCGAATGCGACTACTTAAAGGGTGTTACCGAAAATATTACTCTCGGAAAACTTTCTAAACTTGGTACAGGTTCATTTGACCTATTCTTTCAAACTAATACTAAACAGTATCTTTCTTCATTCTTTTTCTAATATAATATATGAACAATCATATAAAATTCTGGTTAACATTTACCATTCTCGTCTTTGTATTTGCACCAATCCATATATTATTAAAATACTTCAAACACTTTACAGGTTTAGGTAATAGTACTTCCGTAATTAAACTCGGGTCTGGAATTTCTGTTACTAAAGAAACATTATATACTGTATGTGTTACAGTATTAGCTTCACTGTCTAGTAAATCACTCGTTGAAAATTTACCTTTACAAAACTTTTTTAAATTTATTAAGTAATGTCAATAGAAGATATAGATTATTTATTAAAAAATTCAAAAAAAGAAACTTATATGTTCATGGTTGATAGTAATAACCGTGACAAAATATTATACCCAACACCATCTAATTATACTATTAATTTTTCTTCACCTTTTAAAATGGTTTATTCTTTGGATGTTATAGATGCATCAATTCCTCGTACTCAATACTCAATAGACGATCATAACAACTCTTTGTCCATCATCCAATCAGAAATAATTGGTGTCACCGATAATACCCAAAACCTTATAAATACCTCAATATTAAATTATGAAAACGATAAAAATAATTATTTCTTACGTTCAGATTTTACTGAATCATTTACTAAAACTTATGATAATTCTCAACGTATTAAAATGTTAAACGGTTCCACTTCTCTTGGTGATTATCTCGATACTAATTTCCCCTTGCTAAATTCAAATTTTAACTCAACTTTTACGTGGCATAATTACTATACAGGTACACCTTTCACCTCTTACACAATCCCTTCCGCTGATTATTCCGACACAACCTTCATAACTAACTTTAATTCAACTTTAGAACCTATCAATGTTAAAATATCCAACTTATCTACACCAGGTAACCTCTTATCTACTTTCCAATTGTACTCTATACAACCTTTCATTTTGGATACTCAAATGTCCTCTATTTCTACAGTTCTCGGATTTAATATGTTTGCCGACCCTTCCGATACTTCAAAATACACATACATTCATAATCAAGTATTTAAATCATTTCTTAGCAACGATTACGAGTATACTAAAACTTATACAGGTCCTATAGCTATCGGCACTACTACAACAATAAACCCTTCAGAAACTCTATCATTCACTTTCACTCCTACAACTTCCGGTTACTTTTATAGTATACAAATGTCATTCGACTTCTCATCCAACGGTTCAATCGGTTGGTCTTTGTCAGATACTTCAGGTACTTTGATATCCAGTCGTATAGACATTACACCTAATGTAATTTATAAAGAATCCATATTATCCGATACATCAATATATTTAGATCCATCTGTTACTTACACTTTTTCTTTACATACCCCTCGCAATTCAGACTCATTAGACGCACCTATTATTGTACAAACTCAAGATTCCATCCCTTGTATAGATATTATGATATCTAATCAACTTTATAAAATAATCGCACCTGGCATGTATAGTCTTATGGGCGACCGTTACACTATGTTACGTTGTCCAGAAATAGAAAGTCATTTATACAGATCAAGAGCTTTCGAAAGTTACAATATGGGTCTGGCTAAATTTAAATTATCTGTCCTCGGTTACGACGAATCACGTTTCGATTTCTCCACTATCCCTCCCCGCGAATTCCACCCCATCGGAAAATTGACTCATTTATCTTTCAAATTTGAACGCCCAGACGGAACCCTTTATAACTTCCGCGGTATTAATCACACAATAACTCTGTGCTTACGTTATTTGTCTCCTATACAACTTGGTTCATTTGATAAATACATCCTAAATCCCGGTTACGATCCCGATTTCTTCCGTTATCAACAAAACGAAAACAGCGACTCCGATTCCGACTCCGACTCCGACAACGATTCTATCAAATCTGTTTAATTCTTTTACTCAAATACATATTCATCAATAAATTATCCTTCTGTTTAATCGAATATTTCTTTTTCTTTTCTTTTTCATCATATCTCGAAACAACTAAATTTGCTAACTTCATCCATTTTACTTCAACTGGAATTATTTTGGTTTTAGTCTTCTTACTAAATAATTCATCAATATCACATTCAATCTCATTATATTTCATCCTTTCAACTTGTTCCATTGGATACCCATCCTTCAACGCAGCTTTTTTTAGCTTCTCTATCGGAATTAGTATACCCCTTTTTAACATTACCATCCTTGTATCAACTCTGTAATGAAGCTTTGTAAGTTCCGCCATATTTGGTTTATCTCACTTTGTTCTTTAGGTGCAATAAACTAAATATCTATAATCTTATGGAACACTCTTTTACTTTCACTGACATCAATGATACTTCAATACTTTCATTCAACACTTTTTTGTCCCATATTACTTCTTTAAATAAACCTTTTGTTATAGATTTAGATCTCCGCAATTTGTCATCATTTCCTTCACCTTTACACACTTTCTCAATATTACACCTCCTTAATAAATACCGTACTCAAACATCATTCCTTTTATTGGAATCTAAAATACGTATACACCACCATATGATCCCCATCTTTAACATTTTTTTGCTTTTACTCAAACCTCACAAACCTATATCTTTTATCACCTAAAGAACACATAATCTATTAGATATAAGCAGATCAAGCAAAGCAACATGGTCCAGTGCTCCTACACATTCACCTCCAACGGCCAGTCGTTCACCGCTACGTTCGATGACAAACGCACCCTCAACAGTTTCATCAAATCTGTTGAAAAATTAACTTCATTCACTTCTGTAGACAACATAGACAACCAAAAACTCCAAAAACTCCAAAACGAAATCACCGATTACCAAAACGCTACAACAACCTTTGCATTTGACCTCAGTAACGCTCTATCTAACATACTCAGCCTCGAAACCGAACTCGCCGAAGCTAACACTAAAATACTCAACCTTAAAACTCTCATAAACTTGTCCAAAACCCAACCCGATCATCAACCCCAACCCGATCATCAACCCCAACCCGATCATCAACCCCAACCCGAAACCAACAAAGTCTTCCAAAACTGGACTATTGGTTATAAATCACAACACGTAACTTTGAACCCACCACCCGACACTCCTCGCGAACTTGTCGAAATCACACCAACATACTCCCAAGAATGGTCTCCCATTATCCAGGGCACATATTGGAATGATGGCAAATACCATTTCTTCCCAAAAAACACAAAAATACATATGCAAATGACTACTGACGATATAGTCTCTAACCTCCAGACTTTGGGCGCAACCTTTACCGAATAAACAAAAAAACACTTAGCTTGTTAATCATATATATTTTAATGTCACTATCATGCAACCACCCTAAAAAACTTAAACAATACTTACACATCACCACTTTCGTGCTAATATTTTGTATATTAAATGGCGCATCATAATCATACGTATTAACCATATGATTAATGTGTATATTACTATACCAATCTGTTTCATAATCAATTACATTCATTACTTTCACAACTCCCATACATATCCCTTTCACCGTCTCAACATTATCTAATACTACATTCGCATTCTTGAATAACTCCGTATTACATTTTGAACAACAAAATACAGCTCTGTTATCTTCATATTTCTCTATAAATATCCTACCCATACCTTCCTAAACATTATTCCCTCGCAATTTTTCTCATGACATACATTCACCTATTAACCCATAGTAATAACACGGACAACACTCTAATAATACTAAAAAACTTGCCAATACTAAAAAACCTTGCACACATACTGAATGTACTAAAATACTCTTTGTTGATATTTGATTCATGTAAAATGTTATCCCACATAACATCACAAGTACATTAAATAAACCCACTTTATATGATCCCCCATAAACATTCATAACATACGCTAAATATATACTTAATACTATATTACATACAATATCCACATATTTCATAATTATTGACCTTGGGTATATTATATGAAATAATAATCCATTCACCAAAACAACAAAATGCAAAACTGATCTATATAATAATAACATAGGTGTTATATACATCACTATCGTAATCCCATTATATATATTGCCTCCCATTTACAAATATACACTTATTAAAATTTTAAGTTTATACAGACATTAAAGAATTCCCAACTTCATCTAAATCATTCATTAACTTAATTATTTCTTCACCTCTATCTTTCGGTAATAATTTTTTAAATACAATTATGTCTTTTATAACTTTTTTTACTCTTTTACCATGATTTAATATTTGTTTCCTTATTGTTTCATCTTTATAAAATTTCATTTTATATACTCTTAAAACTTTGTTGTACACTTTAATAACATCTTCCGCATACCAACTTACTCTTACAACATCTATTCCATCCTGTTCATTAATTACATCAAAATCAAATTGCACTTCCAACCCCCTTAAGGCTTCATCTAACCCTTCCATTACCATATTTATCTTTTTCATTTATTTAATTTCTTTTTTAACATTTATTAATAAATAAATAATTTAACATTATAAATTATTCGTATTCATGGGTGTTACACTCGTTTCATTATCCAAATCATTACCCCAATACCGAATATGACCATATTCACCTAAGCCTCCAACACCATAATAACTATTAAAATTATAATGTAAATCTTCAACCATATTAGAAAACTCAATTTTTCTGTTATTGACCTGTGTATGGTTGCGCAATTTATCATGTTCTTTAATAGATTCGGTATTTATGATTTTATTTTTTTTACTATTACTACTTCTGATTTGTGCATTATTATGATAAACATAATATTCTCCATGAGATGAAAATACACAAGGTACATTATGTAAAAACCCGTAACAAATTGATAAATAATCATGACTTATAACATATGTTAGTGATTTGGTACTATCATTATAATGTTTGATAAAAACATATTGATACATATCCATAGATCGTTTTATATCAAATAAGAAATTGATATCAAGTACATTTTCTGGAATGGACCCCTGTGACCCTCTGCATGATGGCGTGGGGTTTTCACCTTGATTATCAAAATATAA